CCGGGGCCGTCGCCGGGGTCGTTCGGCTGTACATAAAGGGTGCGACAGAGAAGACGAAGGACAAGATCAAGGCGCTCTACGGGGTCGATATCGCGGACAAGGGAGTATTGAAGCAGATCGTGGATATGACCAAGTCCGAGTTCGGCGGCAACATCGACATGGCGATCCGCTCACCCCAGATTCGCGACCTGATCCAGTTGTACGCCATGACCACCGGCCAGAAGACGACCGGCATGCCCGGCACAGTGACGCCCCTCTCGCTGGTAGAGACGGGCGGGTCGCTGTTCCAGTCGCCGCAGTACAACAACGGCACGCCGCTCCCGGCGTTGGGAGGCTTGCCGGGACTCGACCAGATCGGCGCCGGCACTCCGTCCGGCGGCGGGTTGGTGATCCAACTTGACGGGCCAGCCACCACCGCGTTGCTACAGGGCCAAGCTGTCCAGGCCATTACCAACAACCCGCGCCTGGTGCAAAGCGCATCGATGGCCGCGACGAAATCGAACGCGAATCGGCGCGAGCTTACCAGTCTTCAGTTGAGCCCCGGAACGATTGTCAGTTAGCGAATTGCGAACATGCCTGGCTCCGTTCTCAACGCAGCACCGGTGACCGTGCTTCCGCTATCGCTGTGTAAGTCGTTCGTCCATGAGCGGGCATACCCGCTGATCGAGAACGAGTACAAGAACGGGGAATCGCAGCGGTCGGTGCAGGCGACCAATAGCAGGCGGCGGTGGCGGCAGGCGAAGCGCCTCACGCCGGCCGCGCTGGTGGCATTACGCAACTTCTTCGACGCGCGGAACGGCTCCGCCGAACCGTTCTACTTTTACGACCCCTACGACACCAACCCAAAGTTTTCATACGATCCGACAGGCGTGGCGACCGTTGGACGGTACATCGTCCGGTTCAACGGCGATTGGCAGCAGTCCTGCGGACCAGGAAGGTCCGACGTTCAGATCGAACTGCTCGAACTTGCGTAGCTCAGAATCCAAAGGAGAATAATCGAAATGGTCACCGGCAAGATCACAGCAGTTTGCGGTGTTCCCGGCAGTGCGTTTCCGGCCATCAAGCCAGGCGCCGCACAGGTCCTCGCTTACGCCGCCTCGTCGGTTCAGAGCGCGGTGCTCGGGTGCGTAGTGGTGCGCGTGGTCTCGACCACCGATTGCCACATCGCTTTCGGCGCGAACCCTACCGCGACGGCAAGCTCGATGCTTCTGCCGGCCAAGGTACCCGAGTACTTCATCTGCGGCCCGACCGACAAGGTGGCGGCGATCCAGGACGCGGCGGGTGGGAACCTCAGTGTCACGCCCGCCACCTAAGCCATGTCCGACCAACTCGGCAACATCACGGTCCCGGAGATCGCCGTCTCCGGCACGTTCCCCATCGTTTCGGACTACCCCTTCGGGCGCTCGAACCATCCGGACGTGGCGGTCCACCAGTTCGGAAGCGGCAACGCCAAGATCGAGCAACGCTTCCTCCTGGGCGCGGGCGCGAAACGCTTCACCGTGCGGCGCGCCTTCCTCCGCGACACCGACCGCCGCGCGCTCCGCGACTTTTGGGAGTCGAAGTACGGTCCCTACGGGGCGTTCACCTACAACGCGCCAAACGACGACGGCAACGGCACCACCGCCTACACCTGCCGGTTCGCCAATGAACCTCTGTCCTGGGAGATGCTCGCGGACCACGCCTGCAGCCTGGGCGTGACGCTGGTCGAGATCCCGGCTTCGAACCCCACCTACCCGCTCTCCTCGACGGTGACCCGGTTCCCGCCGCAGGCCCTCAAGGACGCTCTGCTGTCGCAGGTGCAGCAGATGATTCCTCTCATCAAGATCCAGCCTCTACAGAGCGGCTATCCCGCCATCTATCTCTCGGACCGGCGCTGCACCATCGGCACGCAGTTATATCTGCCGCGCCTGGTGGACTTCGATGGCATCTCGCAGGGCATGGGGAACGAGGCCGATGACGCCACCTTCACCTTCGGCAACGCCGACCGCGTAATGCGCGACTTGGCCAACGACGTGGACCTGTTCCGCGCGACCATCGAGTTCTCCCTCTACCACGCCGGTCAGCAGATCAAGCTCGACCTGTGGAAGGGCGACATCATCAACTGGCAGTTCGATTCCGGCGCAGAGTTCAAGGTCACCGCCGCGGACGGCCTGTACGAACTGAATCTCCCCTACCCGACCCGGAAGGTGTCGCGGTCGTGCTGGAAGGCGTTCAATGTCGGCGCGTGCCCGTACTCGACTGCGGGCGCGCTCGATCTGGTCCACTTCCCCTCTGCCGACGCCAGCAAGTGCGACAAGGGCTACGACACGGCCAACGGCTGCCTGGCGCACGGCATGAAGCGCTACTATGGCGCGGTGGTCGCGGAGCCGCAGGGAGTCACCATCAAAGACAACTCCACCGGCGTCTTCGGCTTCGGGCGGTCCAGCATCACCAGCGTGTCGCTGGTCGCGGATTCCATTTACGATCAGGTCATCCCGGAGATCTACACCGACAGCGAAATGCCAGTGAACTGCAAGGTCGCGGCGGGCCGCGATGAGAGCGACTTCTACGAGGCCCTGGGGATCGTGGGCGAGGGGCCGCTCATTTCCTACACCGCCGCACACTACGAAGACCTGAACGGGAATCCGGTCGCCATGGGCAGCACCGGCGCAGTCTTCGTCGGCAGCACGCTCGATGGCCAGGCCCAGCACGGCTGGCCCAACCAGCCCACCTACGGTATCCGCCAAGTCTTGGGCGCGGACCCTTCGACCGATGGCGACTGGTTCTCGCTCGACCAATCCGGAAACACCACCGGCGGCGACTGGCGCAAGGTCTACTCCGGCAACTCGACGTTCAAGGACAACTACGCGGCCGGAACCGCGTTCCTCGTGATCCGGCGCAGCGACACCAAGGGCTTGCAACTCACCAAGCCCGGCGACCACGCGATGGTGGCGTATGTCCAGATGGGCATGAGCGGCTGGGTGTGGACCTCACCCGGCGTGCGCGTGTTCGGCCCGCCCCTGGTGAATCCGGTCTGGATCGCCATCAACATGCTGCTCCGGGCACGCGGGCTCCGGTTGGGCGCGAATGCCACCACCGCGCAGTTGAACCTCGCGGAGACGTTCTTCGACGTACAAGCCGCCATCGACGCGGCAGCGGTCTGCAACCAGCAGGTAACCGCGCTCGTCGGCGCCGGCAGCGAGACGCAGTTCAAATTCCGCGGCGTGCTGCAGGAGGAGAAGCCACTTCGCGACTGGCTCCAGGAAGTGCTGATGAACTGCCTGGGGTACTACACATTCTCCTTCGGCAAGCTCAAGATCGGCGTGCGCGTGAATTCCTCGACGGTCGAGCCATTCACCATCGGGAACATCGTCTTCAACTCCCTCCAGTTGGCCCCACTGAAGCCCTCGTTCGATCACCTCACCGCCAACTTCGCGGACCAGGACTATAAGTTCGTCAACAACTCGGTCACCGTCTACGACATCGACCGCGCCACGCTGCTGGGCGGCGCGGCGGGTCCCCTGTTCCTGAAGTCCAACGTCAATCTCTCAGGCACCTGCACCAAGTCGCAGGCTGCGCGGATCATCAGTATCCGGTTGCGGGAGGAACTGGGCGGTACCAGCATCGCGGAGTGGAAGGCGGCGCGCCAGTTGGTATTCCGTACGACGGTCCTGGCGCTCAACACGGAGCCGGGAATGGTCTGCTCGATGACCCATCCGGACTTGCCGGGTGGTGCGGGCGAGTTCCGCGTGTCCTCGTGGAAGCTCAACAAGGACTACTCCATCGACATCCAGGGCCGCACGACCACGGACTCCATGTACGATCTGGTCGCCGGCCCGAAGCCCGCCGACGTGGTGGCCACACCTGTTCCGGACGAGAATCTTCAGGACACGGGCGTGCCTGGCGTTGTGCTGTGCACACCCACCCTCACCGATTACGGGACCTATGTCGCGGACAACATCGTGGTCCAGCCCGATGCTTCCGGCAACACGAACGTGGTGGGCGCCACCGAGATCACCCTCGGGCTATACTACGTCGACGAGCTCACCACCGATCTCTGGGCCAGCATCGATACGGCCATGGACGCTGCCACCGACCCGGCAACGATCAACTGCACGGTCAACCCGAACACGACCCGCGTCTTCCGCGTGGGCGACTTTGTGGTCTTCAACGACGAGGCCGCGGACGCGAATCATGCCGGCCGCCGGTCTTATGAGTGCGCGCAGATCGTCGGCCCCGGCAGCACCGGCGATGTGGCCCACACTGGCGGGTTCCAAATCCAGCGGGC